TATGGTAAATTGATTGGAATTGGAACTAGTGCCTCTGGTATTTCTACCACTACACCAATGATTATATTCACATTACAAAGTGATGTTGGATTAAATACTACAAAAATTGGAAGTACAATTGATTTAAATCCATTAATTGCAAGAAGCGGAATTTCAACAGGAGATTACTTTGTTGCATTTAATACTATTACTGGAACTGGAGTAACTTCAATTTATGTCTCATCTGGAATTACAACCGTCGGTATTGGAACATCATTTATAGATAATATATACAGAGCAGACCAAGTTATTAATAATGGAGTTTCTGGAATTGTAACTGTGTTTAGTAATGTTGTTTCAGTTGTCGGAGTTGCATCTACATCAGTAACAGTTGATAAAGTTGGTCTAGATACTACTGGAAAGGTTGGTAATTATAGTTGGGGTAAATTATTTAATTTTTCTACACGAATTGATCCAAAAACATTCTCTGTAATCAAAACTAATGGGTTTACTGGAATACAAACTTCTCCATTGGTGATTAGAAGAACATCATTAAAAGCACAATATGAAAACTAAGATAAATAAATAAAAAATCATAAGAAATGTCTGCTATTATTTCAGATCAATTTAGAATATTGAACGCTGAAACTTTTGTTAAAAGTTTCACTGGCATTGGTACGACAACTAATGCCTATTACACTTTTATAGGTCTTCCTAATTCAACTGATGTTGCAACTGGATCGGGAACCACTGACTGGAATACAAATACTCCTGCTCCTAAGGATATGTTTCGGGAGCAAAATGACTATTTTGATACAATGATTGCTTTGAAAAAAGTGACCACCCAAGATGTAAAAAGAATGGTTAGAAAAACCACTTGGACATCTGGTACAAAATATGATATGTATCGCCACGATTATAGTAGTAGTAATCTTTCAAAAGTAACTAGTTCTACAAACTTATATGATTCAAATTATTATATTGTAAATCAAGACTTTAAGGTTTACATTTGTCTTCAGAATGGTATAGATCCAGAACATCCAACTGGGCAACAATCTTTAGATGAACCTAGATTTACTGATTTAGAACCAAGAGTTGCTGGATCTTCTGGGGATGGATATATTTGGAAATATCTTTATACTATTACGCCAAGTGATATTATTAAATTTGATTCTCTGGAGTTTGTTCCTGTGCCATCAGATTGGGGAACTGGGGATTCTCAGGATGTAAGAAATAATTCAATTAACGGAGAAGTTAAAATAGTAACAATAACAAATCGGGGATCTGGATACTCACCAGCAGGGACTTATAAAAATATTCCAATTCTTGGAGATGGTGTTAATGGTAAAGTAAGTGTTACCGTAGGATCAGATGGAAAAGTAAATTCTGTTGATGTTACCAATGGAGGGTTAAATTATACTAGAGGATCTGTTCAATTTTACCCAAGTGCCCCAGCAAATGAATCTGGGGGGGCTTTAACCTCAATTGGTTTAAATGCTGTGGGATCTGCCTCAACATCAATTGCTACTTTTGATGTCATTATACCACCAACTGGAGGTCATGGAGCAGACATTTATAAAGAACTTGGTGCTTATAGAGTTCTTGTTTACTCTAGATATGAAAATAGTGGAAGTAATCCAGATTTTATTGTTGGTAATGATTTTGCTAGAGTAGGTATTATCAAAAATCCTACAACTTATGGTAGTAAAACTCAATTATTATCAGTTTCTCAAGCAAGTGCTTTAGGGGCAATCAAATTAGAAACCCCAACACTAGGATCTTACACTGCAGATAGTGTAATTACTCAGGTTATTGGAATTGGATCAACTGCTGCAGGAAAGGTGGCATCTTACGATAATACTACAGGAGTTCTTAAATATTATCAACCAGTTGGTCTTGCTGGAAGTTCATTTAATTATAAAATTTGGCCTTTCAGAAGAAATAGTGAACTTGCTACTGGAGGGTCATTATCAATTTTAGGGGCAAGTTCTGGGTCAAATTTGACAGTACAAACTACATTTGGAACTGCTGGAAACCCAGGAGTGACTACTACTTCGGGAAATAGAATTATCAATCTTGACCAAAATTTTGTAGAAGGAATTGCAAATCCAGAAATTGAAAAGTACTCGGGAGAAATCATCTATATAGATAATAGGGCAGCAATTCCTAGGTCTATCACTCAAAAAGAAGACATCAAAATCGTATTAGAGTTCTAATAACATGCCACAAAATACCAACCTCAATGTTATTCCATATAATGATGATTTTGAAGAAAACAAAAGTCATCATAGAGTTCTATTCAAACCAGGAACTGCAATTCAAGCAAGAGAACTGACCACTCTTCAAACAATTTTACAAAATCAAATAGAAAAATTTGGTTCCTATGTGTTTAAGGAGGGAGCAAAGGTTATTCCTGGGCAAACTGGACTTGACTTCAAATACAGTTGTGTTCAGATAGATGCAACATTTTTTGGCATCTCAGTAAATTCATATACCAATAAATTAATTAATAAAACTGTAGTTGGAGAAACTTCTGGAGTCAAGGCATTAGTTGTTAATACACTGACCGATCAAGAATCTGAAAGAGGAAACAATACACTTTATATAAGATATCTTTCGTCATCAAATACTGATTTTGAAACTAGCAAATTTATTGATGGGGAAAGATTACTAGTAGAAGAAGATCTTGAATATGGACTGAGTGTAATTAAATCAGGAAATCCTTTTGCGACTTGTATTTCTGAAAATTCAACATCCGTAGGATCAGCAGCATTTATTGACGAAGGTATTTATTTCATTAGAGGTTTTTTTGTAAAAGTTTTATCACAGACTTTAATATTAGATCAATATAATAATCTACCAAGTTATAGAATTGGATTACTAATTAGTGAAGACATTGTAACATCTTTTGATGATTCAACATTAAATGACAATTCTCAAGGATTTTCTAATTTTGCTGCCCCTGGAGCAGATAGATTTAAATTAAGCACAACATTAATTAAAAAACCACTAGATCAATTCAATGATGAAGACTTCATTGAATTGATGCGAGTAGAAAATGGTACAGCTGCAGATTTTGTAAATACCAGCGATTTAAATCTCTTGCAAGATGAACTTGCAAGAAGAACTTATGATGAATCGGGTGATTATTATATCAAACCATTTGAAATATTTGCAAGAGAATCATTAAACGACAGAGTTTCAAATTCCGGCATTTATTTTGAAAATCAAAAAACTGCACGAGGAAATACCCCATCCGAAGATTTATTCACACTTCAAATTTCTCCAGGAAAAGCATATGTAAAGGGATATGAAATTGAAAAACCATCTTCTACATTTTTAGATATTCGTAAACCAGAAACTTCCAATACTGTAGATACTTATTCATTACCAATTAATTTTGGAAATAGAATAACGCTGGATAATGTTTCAGGATCTCCTATTGTTGGATTTGGAACAACTGCATTTTTAAGTCTAAGAAATCAAAGAGTTGGGACAAATAAATTAGCTGCGCCTGGGGATGAAATTGGTAGAGCACGGTGTTATGATTTCAAATTAAAAGATGCCGCATATACAAATCAAACAAGTAAATTTGAAGCATTTTTATATGACATTGATACATTTACCAAAGTTTCTATTGCGAGTAGCATAACATTAAGTGTCCCAGCATTGATTGAGGGTAATAGTAGTGGTTCTAAAGGATATCTTACTGCATCAATCGTAAATAGTAATATTTTAACATTGAATTCTGGTAGTGGAACTTTTATTGTTGGGGAATCAATCTCTGTAAATGGTATTAGTTCATCACCAACTATTAGTAGTATAACTGATAACACTTTATTTGATGTTAAGTCCTTATATTCTAGCGTAGGTGTAACCACATTTAGTGGGGATTTAGATCTTTCAATTCAAAATGATATTTCAGATGTACCTCTAACTATTAGTGCGGCTTCTGCTGGATCGTGTACAATTACGGGACCAATTACTAGAAAAATTGGGGCTTCGTTATTTGTAAATGATATCTTAGCATATACTAGAAGTGGATTTTCTACAATAACTTATAGTAGAGTTACATCAATTGGACAAAATTTAAATACAGTTACCATAGTTGGGGTGACTACAGTTTCCAATGTATGTGATGGTGGATTGCCTTCGGCAGAAACTCTTAATGGTGGCATTAGAGTTGTTTTACCAGAACTTGAAGATTCGAACAAGGCATCATTTTTCCAAGCAATGCCTCATTCAAATATAAGTAATATAAACTTAGATAATACACAATTAGTTTTTAGAAAAACTTATCCTATAGTTGTAAGTTCAAGTGGAGCAGTTATCATTGAATCAGATGTAGATTCTGTATTTGAACCATTTGATGAAGAAAGATATTTAGTTACATACTCTAATGGTACTGTAGAACCATTATCTAGAGGAAAATTAACATTTTCTCAGGATGCCAAAACAATCACACTTTCTCAGTTAAGTGTTTCAGCTGATGCAAATGCTCGTTTTACTGGAACTTTAAGGAAAATTAAAGTTAATGCAAAATCTAAAGTTTTAACTAGATGCGCTAAACTTACAATAAACAAATCTAATAATCCTGCATCAGGATCCACTGGAAATACCTCTCTAAATGATGGGTTAACTTATGGCTCAATTTATGGAACTAGAGTTCAAGATAGAGAAATTTCTTTAAACAAAGCCGAAATTTTATTAATTCACGCTATTTTTGAATCTGATGATAATAATATCCCAACAATTCCAACTTTAACATTATCCAATATAGTTGGAAATCTCTTAGAAATTCCATCTGGAGATGAATTTATTGGAGAATCCTCTGGCGCTGCGGGAAGAGTAGTCTCATCGACTTCCACAACATTGGAATTTGTATATCAAAACGAAAGAGAATTTCAATTCAATGAAAGATTTACCTGTAAGTTATCTCAAGTAAGTGCAACTATTAATAATATCAATCCAGGTGATAAAAAAATTAACGCTAACTTTTCACTTGACAGTGGGGAAAGATTAGAATACTTAGATTTTGGTAGAATTATAAGAAAATCTGAATCTTCGGCACCAGCAAGACAAATTACTGTAGTTTTTGATTTCTACAGTACTCCAACAGCAGATGATGGAGAGTTCTTTTGTTACTTAAGTTGGCCGTCAAGAGTGGTTAATTATGGTATTGATTTACCTAGAATTCAAAAGAATAGTCTTAGAAATTCAGACGTAATAGATTTAAGACCTAGAGTATCTGATTATAATATTAATAGTGGTTTTGCTCCATTTGAATTTACATCAAGAATATTCCCAAATGATGGGTCATCAGTGACTACAAATGTAGTGGTAGATGAATCTCTTGTCTTGGGTTATTCTTATCGTCTTCCAAGAATTGATAAAATTATATTGACAAAAAATGGTTTTTTTGAATCAGTTTCGGGTGAACCTGCAGAAAATCCAGTTGCTCCAATTTTAACTAGTGATGCCTTTGAAGTTGCAACTGTCACAATTCCCCCATATTCATACAATGTTCAAAGTGAGGTAATTATTTCATTTACAAAGCACAAGAGATATCAAATGAAAGATATCAGTGCTCTGGAAAATCGTATTAAAAACATTGAGTATTATACTCAATTGAGTTTACTTGAATTAGATACTCAAACTCTTTCAATTAAGGATCCAGTAACTGGATTAGATAGATTTAAAAACGGCATTTTTGTAGATAATTTTACATCTCACGGCGCTCACAATTTAGCAAGTCCTGATTTTAAAACTAGTATTGATACCGAAGATGGCAATATGCGCCCATCTCATTATACTACATCATTAGATCTTTTGCTTGGATCTGCCTCTGCTATTGGCATTGGGACAACTGCAAATGTTGCAGCAGATCTTAGATTTGTAACTGATTTGGGAAATGCAAATATTCAAAGAACAGGAGATTTGATTAGTCTTAAGTATACTGAAATTCCTTTAATTGAACAAAAGTTTGCGTCAGGATTTGTGAATGTAAATCCATTTGCTGTAATAACTTGGCTTAGTAACATTGTATTAAATCCAGAAACTGATACTTGGATTGAAGAATCCCTGCTAGCACCACAAAGATTGGAAGAGCGTGGTAATTATGATGCATTCCTTACTTTATATCAAGCAGATCCAAACACAGGACTTTCTCCTGTTGATTGGAAAGCCTGGCAAACTGTATGGACTGGCAAAACATTAAAAAATGAAACTAGAATTCAAAATGGAACAGTTGCTACAAACACAAAGGTAGTGGATTTTGTTACTGGTGGAGGT